AAAATTATTGTTAGTATTATTATTAGTCTTTTCACCATCTTTTTATTATCACTTATTTTTTGAATTCTTTACCTATCTACTTTCCAAATTTAGGTTTTGAAAATTGAGGTTTTTTATAACTAGATTTTTTGTTAATTTTCTTATTACGTTTAACTTCCTCTTTTATTTTTAATACATCACTGTCTTTCACGCCAACGTCCCACCTGTTCCAACCCAACATCATCGCTATTCTTTGCCATGTTTGGTGATCAGAGTCTAAAGCTTGCTTAATGTTATTTATCTTGTTAACAGTTCTACCCATAGGGACATTAGTTATACCTTCTACAGCGTTACCTATAGATTGATACCTTGGGTTACTTATATCCCACATGGACATTTCTGGAATTACTTTTTTATTCCATTTCTCTGTCTGCGTAGAGCCATAAAACTTTCTAGCTTTACTTCCAACTGGTGGTGAAATATTTAATAATTGTAACAAGGTGTAAGTTTGATCTCCACTCCAACCTTTTTTATTTTGTTTTGCATATTCTATAATAGCGTTTTTACCAGTTGCAAATACCGCTCCAGGTATACCTAAACCTCTTAAGATAGAGTCAGCCATACCATTTACAACTCTATCTCTTCTTGCTAAAGTTTTCTTTTCCTCTTCATCGTCAAAGGCCACTGCAAATAAAGCTGACTGAAGAGCGTTGAACACAAAGTTTTGAACAGCTCCATAGTAAAGAATTCTCGATATATTTGTTTTAACGTCACCCCTTCCTTTTGCTAAATCAATAACAGATTTTTTCATACGCCTAGTATATTGCATTGTAACATTTTGAAATGCTAAAACTATTCTACCTAAAATACTGGCCTGTTCTTTAGATATAAGCGATGGGTCTGATGATTGCTGAACTGGTTCTGAAGCGTCTACCATATCTTGAAATGCTTTTGCTTCGGCTTCTGTTTTAGACATGCCTTGCTTAACGTACGTTTCAGCTCTATTTCTTAAAAAAGTAGCACCACCAGCGGCGATAGCGAAACTATCCGCCATTTGCGTAGGTAAAAATCCAATTCTTAATAAATAATCTATAGCGGATTTAATTTTACTTTTACCACCTTGGTTTATAGCTTTAGCTAAAGCAGCCTCATTAACATCGAGCTTTAAACCTCCTCTTCTTTGTTTAAGAAAATCAGAGTTAAATATAGTGGTAAAATCTTTCCAAAACTGTTTTTGGTTTGCAAATGCAGCCGCTGCTTTTATAGGATTATTATCTCCCCAATTTACAAAGTTAACTGTTGATAAGGTTTGTAGTAACGCAGATCTTGTGTTAAAAAACATGATTGCACCAATAGAATTAGTAAGCCAATTCATCCATTTATTAACTTGGGCATTAGAACCACTTGGTCTTGCGTTTCCATTTTCCATACGCCACATCATATCGTTCAATGCTTCAACGTAATCAGGGCCGTAAAGAGCTTCTAACTTATTCATCATCGGGCTAGATAATTTACCGTTTTTCCAATCACCAAAAATTAATTTTCTATTTTCAATAAATTCTTGTATATGCTGTTTTCTACCCACGTTATTAGTTATACTATCTAAATCAGATAATATAGTATCTCCAAGCCAATTTTGATCAGGTTTAATATAAAGCTCTGGACTATTAACAATACCAGCAACACCACTAGCTAGATCAATTAAACCTTGATCTGTTTCCACGGCTTTTATTAGCTTGGCTTTATTTTCCGCGCTTAAACCTGGTATTTCATGTCCAGCTTTATCAAACAAATAAACTCTTACTGCTGTGTCATAAGTAAAACTAGTGTCAGGAACTATCTTTTTTAGCTTACCAGCCGCGTCAGGTACTGATTTCAATAGCGCTTTATAATTATTAGATATACCTTGTTTTAATTGGTTTATCCTATCAACACCTCTTCTGTAAGGTTTGTATAAGTTTTCCTCAAAAAACGCGATTTGATTTTCACCGAGCTTACCTTTTGCATTTGCTATCGTATACATTAAACCCATGAAATCATTAGAACCAGGCGTGTTAAAAAATCTAGCACCAACGCCTTTTCCTTTTCTAGCCCCACGGGTTCTTGCCTCTGCCTCATCTATAACAACATCGACTTTAATTCCCTCGTTAATCTCTATCATTTCGTCAACTTGCCTACCAAGACTTTCGCTATTTCTAGACATTGCTTGTACAGATTTTGATTTAACATCAAATTGACTTAATAAATTATCAACAGCCTTAACATTTGGCATCGCGTCATCAACAAAATAAAAATCATTATAACCTTCTGCTAGTTTGTCAATCATCCAATCAGCCTTAGCTTCACCAGTGCTATTCCCTAGGCCCGTTATATTTTCTAGTGGTAAATCAACACCCTCACTCTTTAAATATTCATGTATTGCTTGTTGACTCTGTGAGGCTCTAGCTGTTAATATAAACACGGCTTTATTACCATATTTTTTAATTTGGTTTTTTAACTTTTGCATTAGCGGTCCAGGTCTTCCGTTTGTAACTTTGTTAAAATCTGAAAAATCCATTTTCCAACCATCTTTAACCATAGCATCACCAACTAAAGGCCAATCAGCTGATTCTATTGTTTCTGTAATACCGTTTTTAGTTGCTATAATAACATTATCGCTAATACCAGCTGTTTCATCAAAATCAAAAACACTAATACCTTTTGGTTTTGCATTAGGATCGAGTCGGAAAGATTCCGCTTTGTAAAATTTACCTAGATTTTCACTAGCTCTACTAGTATCATTAATCTTCTCCATTGACCTAGCTAGATCTTTACCATGCTGCTCAACACCTAGTTGGTACATTGTCTTACCTGTGGCTAAATCATATACATTTTTACCTATACTAGGATCCATTAAAAATCTATAATTACCAAGCTGGCTGTTACGACCACCTAAATCATCTAATCTATCTGCTATTTCTTTTGGCAAAAGCGATTGTTCAAAACCTTTTAGTATTGTATCTGCATCTTGTAAAAAAGTTCCATTATATATACTTACAAATGTAGACGCAGAAACAGAAGCCGAATCTGTCATGTGCTCGCCTTTTTGTTTTGTTACTTTTTGAACACCATCAACTAAATAAACAGAAGTTAAAGCCGCCAAAGCTCTTTCGCCTTTGTTAAAATTAGTGTTCATCTGTTTGTCTCTATAAATATATAGACCAGCCTCTGCTTTAGTCATTTTAGGGTTCTTACCTTTGGTCATAGAATTAAACCAATCTTGCTTGCTAGAATTGTAAGCTTTAAACAACAACTGCGCGGCAGCTAAAGCTTTTGGATTAAACTCTTTTCTAAGTATAGCTGCTTTTTCTTTAGCAGTTTTGTTCATAGCTTGAACCTCTTTAACTCTTCTTAACACACTTCCAGGCTCTGTCATAGTAGACTCCATTAAAACTAAATCTCCCTCGACTTTTCTAAATTCAGCCCATAGTTTTTTGGTTTGCTTAGACATGTTTTTATCTAAGCCCATTTTGTTAGTCAAAGCATTTCTCCACCTACCAATATTTTGTGATCTTAATTGAAGATCTCCTCCAAAAGCGCCCCTAGCACTATCCATTTTAGCGGCTCTGTGCAAAAACATATGTTTACTACGTTTTGCATCTTGCATTCTAAAGTCTCTTTGTCCCATCCAAGCAGGTATAAACCCAAGCAGTGGTATACTATAATTATTTACATGATCTTTAGCTCCTTGCTCGTTATATGTTTTTACACCATCTTTTGTAGTACGAAGTTGATACGCTTTTTCTTTTAAAAGTTTTTGCAACTCAGGATCTTTAATACTTTCTTTAACTCTTTTATTAAAACCATCGTTATCAATAAAGCCTTGTCTACCCTCGTATTTTTCAGCAGAATCTTCTCTTAAAGCATTGTAAATGTCTAGGTATTCATTTTCCATTTCAATAGCATCCATAGTGATTATACCACGTACATCAGCGTCTCCTAAACCTAAGCCCTCAGCGGCCATATTTAAACTTTCAGAGTTTCTAGCGCCTCTATCCATTTGCCTAGCAACTTCTGCCGCGTAGTTATTTACATCATCGTATTCAAATAAAGTATTTAATTCTTTAACTTTATTCATTACATCAGTACTCTGTAATACTGCGTCTGTTTGGTTTTGTGCTAACTCCTCTGCTAAAGCCTCTGCTAACGCTCTTTTTCTAGTACCTCTCAAGCCACTCTTTTCGCCTGTTTTTGGATTTATTGCTGGTGGATTAAAAAACTCTTTAACTTTTTTCATACTGAGTTTTTTCTTTTGAATAAGATTTGGTCCCGATGCTGGTTTAACCGTTTTAGCTATTAATCCTTTTTCTTGTAATTCTCTTACTTCTTTAACCTTTGTTATCCTTCTTTTATCTACAAATATTTTTTCGTTCTTAGGCAGGAGCCTCTCCATTTGTATTAGTCTAGCGTTAGAAAGGTTTGGAAAAATTATACCTTTAAAATATTTATCTATAAATTCGTCATAAGTTTTATCAATACCAAATATTTCCTCTATAGACTTACCTATTTCCTCTCTAAATGCTTTTGATAAAGCATTCCTATATTTTGCATCTGTTACCGCCGGTAGTTTCGTGCCAAAAGTTTTTATAATAACTGCTTTTATTTTATTTTGTAGTTCAACTCCTAAACCTAATGATGCTGCAAAAGTTACTTTCTTCTTTTCAAGTTCTTTAGCTTGCTCTTCTTTTTTTATCAATGCTTCTTCGGGTGTCAAAGTTCCAGTGTCAGCAATATCAAACCCGGCATCACCATCTTTGGTAGGTTTTTTAGCGTCTATACTTTTTTCTCTTTTTCTTTTTGCAGCATCTATAGCCAGCTCTTTCTTTGCTTTTCTTTTTGTATATTCAATGTTACCAGCAATACCACTACCACCAAACATCCATTTAGATAATTCAGGTGTTAAGGCTGGATCATAACCACCTTCTTCTGTCATACCAGAAAATCTATCTGCTAAATCTTGCCTTTGTATTTGTCTTTGCTCCTCGCTAACAGTACCAAAAATTCTATCAAAACTACCATCTAAAATACCTTGATATATTTTGGAGAAAGGAGAATTCATACCACCTTTCATTAGGTCTTCTTTTGTTTTAGCTCCTTGAGTCAGTGGATCTATCTTTTCGTTTAAAGGTATACCGTCGTTTTCAGAACCTAAGTTAATTGATTTTCTACCTTGTTTTTTGTTTGTTATAGCAAAACCTTTTGAGTCTTCTATAATTTTATCTAAATCAGCAGTACTTTCTCCAGTTTCAATTGCTTTAGTATAAGTTCTTATAAGGTTAAAAAGACCTTTGCCCGTAGATAGATCAATATTACCATAACCAAACCTTTGGAACACACCGCTAAATCTACCACCAATTGCGTCAAAGTTTTTATTATAGGTAATTTGCTTTTTTACAATAGCATCATGAAGAACATTTAAATATTCATCATAATAGTCTTTTTTACTCTTCTCAGTGCCGTCTTTATTAAACCTATAGTTATCGTCTATTCTTTTTTGAACAGTAGCTCTATCACTCTTAGACATACCATCTAGCATGTCATCTATTAACTCTATACCCTCATCTTTTACAGTGCCATCTTCATTTCTAATATACTTATCCATAATAGAGTGAAGAACTTCGTGAGAACCTACTGATACTGATCCTAGTTTTCTAGCTGTTTGTTTGTTTATATGGGAAACACCGTCTAGTATTTTACCGTCACTCCATCTATGTTCTCTAGCAGCTTTTTTAAATTCGTCAGTATAATCCAGCTCGCCATCTTTGTTTAGTACTTTTTTAGCTGATACCCCACTAACAGCTTCTATATACTGCTCTTGAGTCTCATGAACAGTGACTTTACCACCTCTTTGTCTAGCTCTAGTTTCGGCTTCCTTTAAGTTTTTTTCTAATTTTCTATTACTAGCGTCTTCTACTATTGCTTTGTTTTCAGTGTTTATAGCATCTAATTCTTTTTGTGCGGCAGCTTGTGCTTCTTTAGATTTTTTCTTATCTTTTATAATCTTATTTAATGGTCTAGCTTTTTTGACATTTTCAAAGTAAATATCAAACTCCTCACCATTCATCTCAGATAAACCTTGTAGTGCTCTCTCTTTAGCTCCAACAATATCAGCTCGAACTTCCATAATCATGTCCTGGAGCTTTTCATATTCACCATCATTGTCCTTAGGGTCTGCTTTTTTTCTTGTGCCTTTTTGATCTAAAATTAGTTTTGACAACTTTTCTTGTAAATCCCCAATTTCTGCCTTAGTATCCGCACCAGCTAGTATTGAGTACGCTAAGTTTTTAGATTTTTGAGATTTTTTATTTATCTCTCCAATACCACCGGTTGCACCACCAACTAAACCACCCACAATACCAGCGTCAGCAATTTCATACCACTTTCTTTCCCAATCAATTTTCTTACCTATACTTACTTGGTCCCATAGAGCAGATGTTAATTCTGTAGCAGCTTCAGAAGCGCCCTCAGATGCGATACCACCTGTGATATTTTTTACAATACTTCCAGCTCCGCCTCTAAGTATTTCTTTGGCTAGTTTTACATTGGCTTCAGTTCCCGAGCGAGCAACCAAACCAGCTCTTTTCAATAGACCTCTAGTTGCAAATTCAAAACCCGCTTCAATTACACCAGAACCAGCCGCATTTACCAACAAAGACGTTGCATCTCTTGATGCATCCTCTTCAAATTCTTCTTCAAATTTACTACCAGCCGTTGTAACAGCTAAAGCCGCTAAACCAGCTGGACCAGCCGCAGCCATCAACATGGAGGGTAAACTTGCAATACCAGCCTCAACCGCTCTAAAACCACCCTCAGCATAATCTCCTTCTTTAAAAGTTTCAAGTATACTAGCCTCGTCGTACTCTATTGTTTTTTTATCTAAAGCTTCGATCATTTTTTCAAAAGGATCGCTTTTCCACCCATTAGCCCTTTTCATAGCGTCCATAGCTACTTTTTTAGCCTCCGGAGTCATCTCGTTATCATCAGTCATAGCAGCAAACATAGCGGCGTCTTTAATATCGGCAAAGCCTTCTAATTTACCAAGCACATCTTTACCAAGACTTGCTCCAATACTAACAACCTTATCTGCGAGATCAGCATCGTCATAATCTAGCTTGTCAAAACCAAATACAGATTCTTTCCAAGTTTCAAAATCATCACTAACCCCAACATTAACATGTACGCCTCTTAAATAGTCGTCATTATCCTTAACGGCTGATACCCATGTGCCAAAATCATCTTCGATGCCTAAATGTTTATGAAGTCCTTGTAGATATTTTTCGTTCATTTACTCGTCTTTATTTTTGTAATCATTAGCGTTCCAACCAGCGCTAGGAGCCACGTCGGTCTGTGTGTTAAAACCCTCTATGTTTTTCATGTCTTCTAAAAACCTATTCATTTCTGCTATAGCTTTTTTAGGAGACTTTGAGTAGTTGACATCATATTGTCCAATCTCATCACCTAAATCATTAAAAACTGTTATAACGTCTTTGCTTCTAAAAAACGGCATTGAATCTCCTTTTTTACCCCAATTACTTTTAGAGGTGCTCACTGTGTATCCTTTAGGTAGCATTTTCTCTATTTTTGGTTTAGCAGAGTTCGCTGGGATCATAAACAAGTTTTTTAAATCTAACTCTTGCTCTTCTTTAACCTGCGCCTTACTACCGTATTGATCAACAGTATCACCAGCTTGTAATAATCCTTCTTGGTCAAAAACACTATAAGTACTCATAGGGTTTTCTGTATCACCATTTAAAATCCAACTACCATCTTCTTGAGGTTCATATTTACCAGCAACACCAGTAAACGGTTGGTTTGCTTCTACTTGAGTTCTTCTAGTTAAAAGTTCTTGTCCAGTTTGCCAACCCGCTGATGGAAAACCGGATATATTAGCACCCTTACCATAGGGATTTTGTTTATTAGATTTGTCTCCAGATTTAATAACTCTTTTACTATATCCATATTCGTGAGCACCACCCATTCTATCAGTGAACGAAGCTTTAAACGCAGCTTTACTAGCCTCTGGATCTTTCATGCTTATTATATTATTAACGTAAGTACCATACGCAGCGTTAACCTCTTCTAAACTTAAACCTTTAATGTTATCCGTATCTGCAATACCCTCAAAAGCACCTTCCGCTGGAACTTGACCACCTTCTCCTAAACCAAGAGATCTAACCATTGCACCATACAAGTTAGCTGATACTGCGCCTTTATTGTTTAAGTCGTCAACAAAAGAAGTGTTTTTCATTCCGTACTTTGATAGCATTGCTCTTCTTAAATCCGTGTCTGTTTGTATTATACCGTCCAATCTATTTAACCCCATTTGTGTTACTTGAGGATCAATAATACCATTTTTACCTTTTTGAGCATCTGTTACTATATCGTTTATAATACCACCTAGATTAGTACCTATAACATTTTTAGTATCTTTAACGTTGTTAGTTATGCTTTTATTAAACTCTTTTATGGTCATTGTTTGTGGCTTACCATTTAGCATTGTTGGGAGATTAGTATTGCTATCATATAAAGTATACATTAACTCTCCTGTATTTTCATCTCTACCTAGTTTAGCGTAGTTACCATTCTCTGTGTTTTTATCTTTTAAATTACTTTTTATAATAGCATTAACTTTCTCAGCATCTCCTTCATTTAAATTCGCAAGCTCCGCGTCATATAAACCGTTAGCTATAGCATCAGCACCAACATTAATACTTTCTACAGCTAGATCAATTTCAGCAAAAAGTTCTTTTTGTTTCAACTTAAGCTCAGCCCTTTCCTTTCTTGTTTCTCTATCACCAAATCTACCACCAAACAAACCAAGTTCTTTTTGAGCGTCTTTATTTGCGTATATTTCATCTGTTAAAAATTTAGCGGCATCAGCATCTAAACCACTCGCTTTAGCGGCGTAGGATGTTAACTCCTCTGCGTTAGCCATCATTTCGCTGCCAATATTAGCGCCTAGCTTAGCTATGTTGCCCCACATTTCCGATCGAGCTTCCATTGTTTTTTCATAACCTAGAGCAACGCTTTCAAGCGCACCACTATAGTCACCCGGTGTATTACCCGCTGCGGACCTATAAGCAGCGCTAACTAACGTTGCGTCTGCACCTGGATTTAAATTTGTTTTTGCCATATTTATTTTTTATTTTATCATACTCCAAAACTGAACATTTGACCCGCGGTATTTGCTAATGTATTAAACATGCTGTTCTGAGATTGTGCTCCATACATGTTTGCTTTCATACCCATTGCAGACATTTGGTTTGCTAAAGAACCTTGATAGGCTTGGTTTGCACCTGCTAACATACCATAATCCATGCCTAATAACGTTGACATTTGGCCAGCTTCAGCAGCTTGAACATCCGCAGCGCCTTGCATTATCATTGCTTGTTGTTGAGCAGCGCCACCCATTTGCATTTGTTGTACTGACATTGCTCCGGCTGCTTGTTGTGCTTGTAGTTGCTGTGCACCAGTGGCCCGTTGTGTTTGTAATTGCATGTCAGCACCCCTTTGAAGTTGGTCTATTCTAGCTCCTTCTTGAGCCGCTAGCATTTGATTTTGTCTTTCTTGTTGACTAATGCCAGCTGCTATTTGTTGAGATTGCGCGGCTCCTTGATTAGCTAAGGATTGGGCTAAGCCAGCAACACCAGATGATCCTGCTGAACCCCTTAAACCTTGCAATATATTTGCTCTTTGTTGCTGTCCTTGTTGCGTTTGGAAATCGGCAGCTCGCATATCCACTGTCATATCTTCAAAACGGTTCTCCATGCCTTCATACATGTTATCCATTCCAGCAAATTGATTTTGCAGACCAGCATAAGCATTTTGTGCTCCAGCATAAACATTCTGAGCACCAGCAAAAGGATTTGTAAATTGAAAATCTTCAAATTGACCTCTTGTTTTAATTGCTTGATCTTGCGCTACTTGTTGAGCGCCTTTAAACTCGTCAACCTGGGCTTGAATCATTTCGTTCATTTGATTCATCGTCGCAGTCTGCCTTGCTTTTGACTTTTTTCCAAAAAAATCTCCCATATTATTTTTATTTTATAAAGTTGTTTGTTAGATATTTAAAACCTTCGTTTTTAACCGGCATTAATATCCAGTCCAAATCTTTGTGTATATTAGTCATGTGGTCATTCATGCAGATTGTGAATAGCTGCATTATACCAATTTTTTCTGCTTCTTTTTCTACTTTTTTTACTAAAAGTTTTATTATTTCTCTCCTGTCTTTTTCTTTGTACTTAGGATTTGTAACTAGGTAGGTTGTCCAACCTACTATACTAGGCTCCATTACAAATAAAAAATAACAAGCTATTGGGGTATTATTTTTTTCTATAATAAAGCATCTTTCGTTTTTTGGTAAAAAAGCTCTTTGAACTGGATTTAAACCAGTGCGATCCCACCACCATTTCCACCACTCACAGCAGGTTTCATAATCCCCCTCTCTAAATGTTCTAAAGTTTATATTATCGTGCATTTAATTTAATTTAAGTGTAATTATATAGTCACACTTTTTGCACTTTATTTACTACTAGGACTTACTTCTGAGCTAACAGCAAACAATTCCGCTTTTTTGTTAGAACTATTTTCAAACTCTACGTCAGCGTAGTAACCCTTAATACTAGATTCATTTATTTGAATTGGTTTGGAATATAATATAAAAGGGTTGACAAGTGATGTAAAATCCCCGTCACCAACATCTATTTCAATGTAATTGGAAAGAAGACTTATTGTAACCACATGCCCCATTAAAATAGGGGTGCCAGCGACTCCATCTGCGTAAGTAGTGTAATATATATTATCACCTAGGTGTAAACCATCTCTAATTGGCTGATCGAAGTGTATTTTATTATATCCCATGTTTTATTTTTATTGATCGGTACCTGTTGTTATAAATTTTTCTAAATCTAAATACACAGTGGCGTTACTAGATGGAAACCTATTTACCGTTGCTAATCCAGATATGTTAATCTCAGTGCTAGTGTTGAATTGAATTGGTGTTTTTGCAATTGTTATAGCCGCGGATGAAATAGTTATAACACCATCTTCGCCACCACCCCCAGCGTCAGCAGTATCAACTCGGGTGACAGTTGTACCATCATTAATATTATATCCAGTTACAATAGCACCTTTAGATACACCATATGTGTCTTTAAGTGTTACTGTTGCACTTGAGCCAGTTGAACTTTCTCTAATGTGTGTGCTTACAGAGTTGTGCGTTGTTGTGGGGTATTTTTCTATTGAAAATTCTAAATCTATAAGTTCTTTTATTAGGGCTTTACCATAAGATCTAAACGTTAAAGTTATACCATCAGCAAACGATTGAGCAGAACTTAAGGTTAATGTTTTGCTACCTGTATCTATAGCTGTCACAGTTGGTGTTCCAGTTAAACTGCCGGAACTAACAACATATATCATACTCCCAACGGTTATACCGGTCAGGTCGTCTAAAACAACTGAAGTAGAAGAAGAGGTTGCGCCATCAACAGTGTTCGTGGCCTTGTAAAAAAATAATCTCTCGTCTATAGTGTTAGCTATTGGAGATGGAAAAAACCCATACCCATAAGTGTCGCTCGAAATGTTAAATGGCGTGATTGAGAAGGAATTACTACTACTGATATTTCCAAATCCAACAACTGTAAAGGCGCCGTGCTCGTATTGAGCGGTAGTTAAAGAATCCGTTTGAAAAGTCACAGTAATATCAGCGGACGCTTTAGATATTTTTTTAGATAAAACAGGTGCTCTACCACTACGTAAAGTGGTGTTTTCTAAAGGCATTATTTTTACAAAAAAATCCCCATCATCAGTATCTGCAAAAAATAAAGAGTGATTATAGAACTTTTTAGTCATAGTAACCAATAAGTTGTTTTGAGGTGAGTGACCAACGTTAAAAGTATCACTTTCAAAATTATAATATTTTTGATTACCAGCTTGAGCGACTACAATCATAAACTTAGAGCCTATATCACCTTTAACCTCTAGCGTTTTAACACCAGCGCTAGTGGGCATATTAGTAGTGTCAATTGTAAAACTATTTATATTCATTGATTTATTATATTGTTATAGATGTTGCGATTCCAATGCCTTGTACGCTAAATTTAGATGTATCTAAAGTACCATTACCTTTACCTTTTATATATCCAAACCACTTACCTTCTTTTTTGATAAATTCTTTTAAATTACCATTGTCTAAATCTGTTTTTATTTCAGTAACATTCCAACCTTCTATGTTGGCCCCAGACGTCCATGCTTTCTCGTTGTCAATAGTAATCATGTTCTTACCGGTGGCAGTATGAATAGCGTTTGTTGGTTTGGTGACATAAGCTTGACTGCCCTCGTAATTTAAAGTATTAAATGTTTTTACTAAAGAAGGTTCTGCGTTTAAAACCGCTTTTATTGTTGATGGATAACTAGTATCATAGAACACATTGTAGTTGTCGGCTTCTTCATTGTTACTAACAATCAAGTTATTTAAAGTTGGCACATAGTGTTGATATAGTTTAGCCTCTTTAAATGTAAAATATTTTTTTGATAAACTAACACCACTTTCTGGTATAAAAGATTTAAAACTAGTCCAACCGTTAGTTTTTTCATTGAAAGTAACTGTAGTTTCTGGATAGATAGGATCATTATTTTCATCATAATCTATGCTATACACTCTCAGCATAGAAATATTATCTATCCAAGCCGTAACACCAACTGACGGGTCTCCATCGTCCTCTGTTCTTATAACTATAGTGTTGCGCAGCGCTTGAACATTAATATCATCAATTTCTGATTGAGCTAGCTCTGTTATGCTAACTAATTGGTCGAAAGTATATATTCCTGTGGCACTGTCATAAACATAGCTTGCAGGGTTACCGTTGTATATGGCAGACCCTCCAATATTACTTATTCTAAAGCCATAGCCCTCAGCGTTGAAATAATACATATTAAGCTCTCCATTGCCAGGGGTACCAGTTACAGTTTGTTGCGCGCATGTGAATTGTATTCTATATTGCTCATATCTATTTATTGGGGACTCTATTAATTGATTTATCATGACTGGATTAACGCCAGAAAAAGTATCATCAAACAAAGGTGCCTCTTGGAACTGTATCGTGCCGTTATTCCAAATAATATATTCTTCTATACTAGGCGTAAAACCACTAAGATTCCATGATGCCACGCTGTTACCAGTGAATATTTCTGTTAAATCCGTAAGTTCTATTAACCTTACGCCTCCGGTAAGATTAGTCGAACTATCAGCGTTGTAAAAATATATTTCGTCTGCGTATGAACCGGCGGGTAACACAGCTGTACTCGCGTTGGCAAACTCGGGTTGTGCAATCACGGTTGGTAAGTTGATGTTATCTAAGTTAAATTCAATTTTATATTTTCCAACTTGATCTATATCTTCAACTTGGATTCCAGTGGACAGAGGTAAGGTCGCTCCATTGTTACTAGTAGTTATCCTAACCCCAAGCTCTCCACTAAAAGCCTCTGGGTTTATAGCGGCGTTCTCTTTTACAGTGAACTGAAGCATCCATTTCTGCGTGGTTTCTGGGATTGGAGTTGAAAAAGTTTGTTTATATATAGATGCATCGTTACTACCACCACCATCATCTTGCGGTACATTTTCCCACGTTAATGTATTGTTGTGGTAATACATGTTAGATTTATCAGCTGATGCATTTAAATAAACACCATTACTAAAAGTGTGATATGGATTATAAATACTTGGTTTAGACCAGTTATCAGCTTCACCACCAATAACATCTTGAGATATATTTCTTGATATTATCTTTTGAACTTTGATCGGACTGTTTATAAAGGTGTAAAATCTCAAAGTAAACACGTCAAGGTAAGTTGTTGATGTTACAGGGGCTGCGTTGGACGCAACGTCACTATTAGGGTGAACTTGAAATATAGCTCTCAACACCCATTTAGGCGTGCCGTATTCAGTTCTCCACGTCGGTACGCATCTCACGTGTTTTGAGCTAGCGCCGCCTCCAAAAGTTCCAACACCGTTACTATCTACCGTGGTATCATTAACACCACTAGGATCAGCTACACCAGCAACCTCCACGATACCGTCAGTTGCGTTTCCAGGAACTCCAGATCCAATGCTTGGCATGTTGTTTATATCACTAGCGTCAGGATGATCATATTCTATATCAACTAGGTACCAATCAGTAGTATTATAACTAGGGCTTATGCCTGGTAAATGAATAGGTGTTGACGATGGGTCTACAGTATGTTCTACTTCGAAATAATCATTTATTAGACCGTTATAAGGAGTTGCAGTCCCAATTCCAACAGGAGCCAAACTAGCATTTTGACCAAGAGTGAAGTTACTAGTTGCGTTAAAAGAAGTCCCTAATGGAGAATCATACGTTGATGATGTTCCAGGCGTGGTATTTGGTGCCACTGGATATGTTATAGGCAAAGGAGTAAAATTTGGTGGTTCAACCCAATTGTATCCACCTGATGAGTTGGATACAGCTATATTGTTAGGACCAAACCAAGATTGAGTTGATGTTTCTGTAGTGCCAGTCCCATATCCAATCCCTCCAGATCCAATGTTTGTAGCTATTTGATAATCATCAAGTCCGCCGTGATTAACTTCTACCCACGCAGGTATATTATAACCTGGTATCGCTGGTTGCCCAGTTACCGACGGCGTAGTATTAACAGCAACGCCATTAATAGCATAAACCGTATTACCATTTCCATCATCAACTAGTGCTAAAGTACCATCTGCTATAGTTCCACCCGGCCCATAAGCAGCTTGTAACTGAGCGAGTGTCCACCCTTCATTTGTGCCCGGAGTACTAGGATCATCATATAGAGTAGGTGTATACGCAGTTGACGGAGCTATCACTCCAAAACCTTTTTTAATTTTTACATTTTTTATTTCCCAAAGCGGGTTTTTCTGTCTTTGTGCTGTGGAGCCGGTTAAACTGTAACCATTGGTTGTGATCCAATTGTCACTAGTATCATCACCCGAGCCTGGTAAAGCGTTACTTATACGTATTCTAAGATCGTTTACGACCATCACCTCTTCTATATTTGCTACACCGCTTTTCTTTGTTCCGTTTGAATTTTGCTGATTATCATCTATAAATTTAAAACTACAACCAATTTTAACTGTTTTTTTGGTAGTAACAGCTGGAGAACCATCGTTGTTTAAACTGGATATAGACTCTGTACTTGGGAACACAACCGAGCTGGTTGATTGGTAACCTTTTATACAGTAAAGATTAGTGTAACTAGTAGCTCCAAGCGAGTTTGGACTTACAAAATCAGAGCCTAAATTAACTGTTGAAAGCGAATCAGATGAAGAAGTTTGGTAAGTGGCATAAGGAAGGTAACCGGTGTTATTTTGATTCTGAAAACCATCAAACATACTACCACCGTTGTACGTAGTTTTTAGATAACTGCTGTCAACTGGGGAAGAGCCATCGTATAATTGTATTCTTGGCATTATAAAGTTATAGCCCCACTGCCTTTCATCAGAATAACTTACATTATAGTTGGTAGGGTAACAAATTAGTTCTACCTCTATATGTATTTCGTCACCGTTAAAAAACGAATCATGACCATCACCGGACTCGGGTAAAACACTACCTCCAGCGTCAACATAGGGTTGTAATATACCATTAAAACCATTTGTATTAGTTGGATTGCCAATATTTGCATCACCACCTATACCTTGAAATTCAACAAAGTTTGGTACTGCTAGCGAACCAGTGTATGTGTATTCGTTCACTCTATCAAAAACTATACATTTGTCAGTACCACCCTCACCACTTACAGTTCTAGTAATACACCCTGACCATTCAGCTAACATCGCCTGAGTAGTGTTATTTACTAAGGATGGATAGTGCACCTCAAATTCTACACCAGCATCAGGGGCATACGCGTATGCTCCAACGCTTGAATATTCTACCGCTGGATGTAAAGTGGGGTTCGTTTCATCCACATAATCCGCAGAGCTCGTATTAACTGGCTCGCCAGACTGATGAGTGTTATATGCCATATGTCTTTTTATAATACTCCAAACCTCCCCATCCGCGTACCTGTTCTGGGAAGGACCCCATATATCACCGGACATAGTTGTAAATCTTGGGTCATACCACCAACCATCATCCGGTAAGTTGTCATGCGTATCGTAGGTGGCAGCTTCATAATCAACCTCAGCCGTCTCAGTTACTATCTGTGCCGGTGGAGGGGTGGAACTCGCTATAAAAGATTGAAACGCCTCGTGACCAATAGCAGCATGATTTGTAACTGTAACACTACTTTGTATTGTATCAGAATCATTGGCAAAGGCAAAGTCAGAGTGGTTCTCAACCGTACTCATTTCTAAAGGGCTGTAGTTGCTACCATAGTAAATCAAACCGTCTTCAACCATGTTTAAGCCAGGGTTAAATATAGGTGTGGACGTAGAACCAAGTTCAATACTAGTGTTAAACAAAATGTTCTCTGTATGTGTATCAGACAAAGTTATATTATAGTTTTCTTTATAAGCGTCGTAAGTACCTATTAAAGATGTGTGTTGTGATAAATTATCTCTAAACCAATCGTGCATTCCACCACTAGATATAGGTGTCAATCCGTCCTTAGACAAACGTAATATAGCGCCTCTTTGTTTATCAGCAAAGTAGGCTCTATATGATTCTGAAGCGAATGATTCTGGGTTTTTAGATATACCATAGTCACCTACAAAAGGCACTGTTTGTCCCAACACATTTTCTGTTGCTGTTAGATTTGGGTTGCCATCCGCATTAAATACCGCATCCTTGTTTGCTAATATTTTAACCACCTTGTCCTCACAAAAAGAAACCAAATCTGTATTTCTACTAAATAATCTTTGTATACTACCGTATGTAGGATTTAGATCTTTGGTAATTTTTTCAGCTTGGATAAATTGGTTTAAATCATTAATACCGGAATTAGAATTGTATATTCCAGAGTATATTAAGCCGTTTTCTCTACGCTCCTCCTCGTATGTTTCTTGTAAAGTAGTAGATGCTTTAACGCCATTCGTGATAAACACTTCGTTAAAATCATCTTTAATCCTATTAGATTCAACGCCATTACCAAAGGAAAGACAGTTGTACCAAGGTAAACCCGTTTTTATTTTACCTCCAATAGATTTTTTAAAAATAAAATCTTTCTTTAAATATCCAACAACGCTAACCACGTTAATACCAACTAATTGCTGACCACCAGCCTCAGCTATAGTGTAACTACCATCCTCTCTAATAAATTTAAAAGAAGCGTTTGTATAATCTATCTCGTCAGAGCCATCATAAGCTGTAAAACCTGGATAAAAAGTTGCAACATTATCATCCCAAGACTCCAAATAAACATCGTCTTCAAAGCTAGATGCTGATGAATTTATAATTTCAACTCTACATCCAATTGGGGCAAATAATTCATTTGTCTGTTCGTTTATTTCAACAGGAATACTACTACTAGCCTCGTAATATATATCTAAGTCTGCTTGTTGTTTTTTAGGATCAAGTTCCCATACGGCTGGGAATTTACTTAAATCAGAAAGCACTATGTCCTGTACTGGATCTAAAAACTCTATATCAGTGTAATTATCATTTAAAATATCACCACACATACCGTTACCGCTCTCACGACTAATTGGATTACCAAAGGCACTAGTAGACTTACTAGGATTTTTATCTAGTTCTATTATATAGCAAAGTCTTCTATTATCTGCAGCGCCAAATTCTTCTATTTTAGCATGTAGTTCAGTTGCGTCCCCACCTGTCCCATCATCCGCTAAACTGTTTAAATATTCTAATGCCGTTTCTTCTACGCTTTTGTAGTCTTCATGCGTGCTGCTGTCCTGGTCATAACCGTCCGTAGCGTCATATCTGTTATATGCTTTTCTCCAAGAAGTGTGATTATATAGTTTTTTTACAGTAACTTTTTTAATTGTATAAACTTCAGTGTCAATTTCAGGTGCCGTACTGCTACCAGGTGTTTCTGTTCTATTAAATCTAAACTTTGAACCTGGATGTAGTTTTCTTATAAAATCACGAATTCTATTTCCTTGGTCACCAATAAATGTCCCGGCGTTGTCGTGTAAAAAAGTTGGGTCCCATTGTCTTTCATGGAGCTCTCGGTATTTCAAGTCGTAGCCTTGTCCCACACCAGGACCAGGTGTTTCTGGTAAGTATCCGTGATTAGCATCGTGATTTCCTTCCATTGGGAAGTGCTTCCACTTGTTACCACCACTAGTTGATCCAAAAGTTTCGTCTTTAGTTTCCCCTGTAAATACACCACCACCCCATATACCTTGTAGATTGGCAGCGTAAGATGCTGGGCCATAAATAGCGTCATCATCATCTCCGATATTATCCCAATTACCATTATGAAGGTTTCCTCCTGGGGCTAAAAATGATAGATGCATAAAATGCCTACCCTCTTCTTCGTCGTTAGCATACGTTTTTGTATCTTGACCAATACCAGTTTCCGTTCCATTCATACCACTAAACCATCTTCTAGGACCAGTTGTGTGATCAGAAACAGTTGTGACTAACCCTTCTAAACCATTTATATGGTTGTCATTTAGCGAAGTAGATGTTTCAGGTGTGTGCCTACTTACATTTTGCAAGGGACCAACCCAACCATCAACTTTTAACCCATTCCAATCGCTATCAGCGCTAGCAGTGTTTAAATTTTCTGATATTAAATTATTTTCATACCATACAGAATCAGAACTTAACAATCCTTCTTTATCTTTAAAATCTGTTATCCATGTTTTTAAAGGTGGATAACTCCAGCTTGAGTTCTCTGCGGAGTCGTCATCTCCTATAGTACAGCCAGACCAAGTTATACACCCATATTTAGCGTAATCACTAGCGTCGCTTTGTCCAGCAACCATATGAACAGAATCTATAAAAAATCTATTATATGTAGTTTGATCGTACATGTCTTTTAAAACGTCCTCCCAAACTAAGTGGTTATCTGACATTCTCATGGTGGTGTCAGTTCCAACTCCACCAGTTGCGTCATTATGATTAGTACCACTCTCTTGGTGGTGGTTATTACCGGTGTTTACCTGCGGGTCGCCATTATAATTTGTTAAACCATAAACACCGCCGCTAGCTGCACTAAATATATAACCATCGCTAGTTGACGCCATGTCATCGTGTAAATAGTATGCTGAGTTTTTTGCAAAAACTTGATACTTATCTAAATTACTAATCTCAGTTCCAGTTTCAATTATATTAGTAATTTGATTTTTAGATATTTTAACGAAGAATTTACCTGAAAAATCTTCAGTGTCTTTAAGTTCTTTTCTTTCTACTTGGAAAATTAAATCTGGGTGCAAACCGCTCGCTGGATCGAGTTGGCTGGCAGAATTAACTGCTCCAGCAGCATTAAAAACAGTGGTATTTTGAGCGGCATCTCCAAAGCAATGTGCTATATCAGCATCAGCCTTAGATATATATGTAGATAGTTTTAAAACATAATTATCAGAGCCAATAAAACCGCTTATCACTTTATATTTTTTAGATACACCACCACCAACACCAGATCTACTCCAAGAAACATAAAGATCTTCTATATTAATACTATCTCTACCGTCAAGATCCTGATAGTCGTTTGAAATCAAAGGGGCATTACGAGCACCTGCCCATTCACTCCAGTCAATTGCTAGTGTATTTGTACCCCTACCGGTTGCGTCATCGTAGTAATCTGGAGACTCCGCTGGCAAACCTGCTATGTCAAATAAATCAGTTGCATCTCCACCCTGACTACCGTTATTAGCCACCGTGCCGTAGTTTACTAGTTCGTATTTTATAGCATCTGGGGCTTCATTTTTAATGTCAATAATTTTGAATTTATTTTCAAAAGATACTTGACTAGCATTAGGCTCTATTTTCTTTTTTAATATTATGTAATCATCTTCTGATATTTTATTCCTATCAGATGATGGAAACGAAATCCATAGATGACCTTCAGAATTATCTAGATCATAGGTACTTTTAGTAACCCATGCTCTGTCCATAACTAAATTATAATACTCGTTAGATGTTTGCTTTACAAAAAACTTTAATGAATCAACCCACTCAGGAAATTCATAATCAACACTTGCAACCAATTGATTACTTTTACTAGCATTGTTATTCCCAGTGGAATCTTGCCACGCTACATTAGCAGCGCCATCGTTAGACGTAAACACTGGTGTTTCCCTACCATACTTATCACAAAGTACAACTCCTAGCTGGTAATTTCTCTGAGACTTTATTGAAGGTAGTCCTTTAAATTCAAAACTACTTAAAGATGTTTTTCTATCCTCATAATCTAAATTGACATTAGGTAAATATGGTATTTCATAATTTTGCAAATAGTTACCATATACAATTCTATTACCAGTAATTTCCTGTGCTAACGCTTTTCTTGGAACATTATCCCATGGTCTTAATAATTGATTAGCTGGTAAAGCTGCACGTATATTCTCTGTTGTTACAATATACTTACCCTTAGTATAGCCACCTTTAGCCGAGTAACCTTGTCCATCTAAAGCCTTTTTAGTCCCTATGTCAATACCTTCGTGATCACTTCGCTTGTGCCACTCTCCATCCGAATGTTTAATAGTGTTAATAGAGTATATAACACTTGAGTCTTCTTTTTTGTAAAGAATTTCTATTTCAACAACGTCTTCTGGCGTTTGGGCCGTTATAAAATTACTTAAATCCACAGAGTGGATAGAATTTACCATAGCTTTATTATATGGCTCTTTTATGTCGTAAGCGTTGTCTTTAGTGTAAGAAACACTACCATCTATAGATTTACTAGTGTCTTTTGGGTATTTAGCATTAAACACGGGTTGAGTAAACGGTGCGAAGGGTGAATACTCTCCATCTCGAAATTTATATCTATAAGAAAATCTAGGGAATGTTGTCTCGAATAAATTAGGAATTTTACTCGTATTTAAAGGTTGTTCAGAATGATTTACCTTTACAGAAAGCGCATTTAATGGTTTTGGTTTTATAACTGTAACGTGTTGCTCTTCAATATCTATTGCTACATTTTCACCAAATATAATATCGCCAATATGCCAATCATCTACCGTGGAAGTCGTGAGTTCAGCGAATACACCGGTTCCTGAAGCCGCTTGATTATTTGTTAAAGTTAACTCTTTTAAGCCTAGAAATTTTCCATCTCTATAATGGCGAATATTTGCTGTGTCCGCGTCTAAATATTCATAACCCAGCAATCTGTCCATTTGGGTTTTTTCAAAACTAATGTATTCTCCTTTGTTTAAGTATTGACCCCCGACAGTGCCATCAGTGATAAGTTCTATGGTAATCCCATGAAAACTACCACTATCAAATGATAATTGAGTGTGTGTTTCTATATCAGTAGTTCCAGCCTTGCACGTATCTATATTTATTTTTTTAGGTTCACCTCTATTATCAGTCCAAAACAAAAGATTATCAATAATATTTATTCCAGTTATAATGTTACCAAAAAACTTTAACACCGCGTCAGCAGTGCCAGCTTTTGTGTCAGCTAAAACACAAAGCGACATATCGTTATCTAAATCGTATTCAATTATAGCGTCTACATCATATTTAGACACAAACCAATAAAGTTTGTTTGTTTTTTCATTAGCTATACTACCAACACATTTGAAGCCCTCGGGAATATTATCTTGCAAACGGTGGTTACCCAGTATATTTTGAACAGTACCAATGTCAGATCCCTCTGAGGTAGCTACCTCAACGTTTAAAGCGTCTCTGTATTCTCCATTTGGAATCAATCTCTCATCAAGGTCTTTATTCATCTTACCCTTGAGAAAAGTGTTTTTAATCTCCGGCATATACTAATGTTTTATTTGCTTAGATTTACCTCTAAGTATTTGAGTTAATTCTTCTAATTTAATATTAGATAATCTTAATTTTGCTTTTCGCACTGCTGCAAATTTTTCTTTTGTCAATCTAGGTACTAACGGCTGCCCGTAAGAAGAGGTCGATATAACAGCATGTGAAATCGATTTATACATAGCTTCTTCTGCAAATTTATGAACTTGCATTTCAGCGTCAGTACCAAGGCTATCGCTTATATAATCTAAGATCACAGTTTTTCCGCTAATATTAGAGCTAAAATGTATTTTTCCTGATATATCATCTATATAAAAAGATCCATTGACTTGAGCATGCTGAGGGTCTAATCCAAATCTTGATCCTTCAGCTGGCCAATAAGTATCATCTTCATAGTCATCATTGTTGTTTTCCGATGGAGTAGTTGATTTGTAATTCGCCCAAGTCGTAGTGTCTTTATCCGGATCTACAAACGTTATTTCACCAGCCGTTACCGCTGTTGTATCGAGCACATCGCTGGAAACGATTATAGTTGTTCCGTCAATATTAACTACTGTTGTTCCAGGTGTAAAATGTTCATGAGAAACCAGCATACCAACTTTTATATTTGCTATATCAGCAGCCGCGCTAGCTGTTATTTTATTAAGGGGATAACCCGGGGCATTCCAAGTTAGGTTTTCAATTATATAAGAAGCATTTTGCTGTCCTATTAATGATCCGTCGTTATTTGTAAAAGTTAAAGTTGCATTTGTTAAGGTATCGGTAGGCACAGAATTCATTTTTATAGTTGTAATACCACCACTATTTGATGTAGCCTCAACAAATGTATTTGAAGGTAAGTAAGGGCCAGACACCCTCATACCAACTAATATATCTTTGTACTCACTATTTAAAACCACAAAACTAGGATCAGCAGCTCCTGTATTTAGCGTTCCAATTGCCTGAAGCGTAAAGTCACCCGCGGAGTCCTGTAATGGTGCTGGTGTTGGATTTGAAGTTTTGCTTGTAGGATATAATAAATGTTTTATACCAGCGGAATCTACCCAGCTAATTTTAGTGTAGTTAACATAATCTTGTGGTAATGTCATTTGTAGTGTAGCTGGAACTACAATTTCTTGCGCTTTTACAGATTTTAAAGTATCAAAAGATAGTTCTTGTAGAGCTCTCTGAGCATGAAATGCTACATCTACCCTACTTATATTAGGTATTATTTTATTCTCACCAACGTAAGCAACCATAAATTGATTTATAATATCATCAAGAGAAGTGAATTGATAATTACCATGATCATTGCTATCATAATATTGTTGCTGTGTAGTACCGTCTAATAATCCCATTTATTTATTGTTTTTCTTGTTGAATATTTTTAACTTCTTCTTGTGCCGCCGCTTGAGTCAGGTTGAAATCCTTGATAGTAATACCAGCTAGTTGTAATATTTTAACAACTAAATTGTTCTCCTCGGACGAATGTAGTTCAAAATTTTGTAAGTGGATATTGTTATGATTGTATAAAGCATTGCCACCACTTATAAGATATGTCCAATTTGGTTTTGACGGTTTTCTTATTATATTAGCGTAAAAAACGCCTCCACTTATTGTTTTAGTAAAATAAATCTTATTATTACTAATGTAATAACTAGGCGTTACAGAAGAACTTAACAATGGGCTAGATTTTATAGCTGCCAACTCGCCTTTTTCAATTCTTTGAACTCCTCGCATTCTTGTGCCTGGCGAATTTTCTTGCCAATAAACATTTTCTATTTGGTGAGTTTCTTTTGCGTCGGGAAGAGAATCCCCATTAGCATATTGCAATGGTGTGTTTTTGAATATTTGTATTTTTTGATCTAACAAATCATCTATATTACTATCTGGTCTTCTTTTAAACTGTTCTAGATCATAAAAATATTGATCAAAAATAGTAGTCTGAGCGTGGTCGGCAAATAAGTTAAACTCCTGAGGAGTTATATACCCTCTTTGTTCTTTATTGGCTAGTGCCAAAACTTTTTGATATACTCTATCTATACTTACCATAATTTCTTTTTGTTTGTATTTGCAATCGCCCCGTAGAGCGACTGCATCTACAGTTAGATTAATTTAATCTTTTTTCAATATTGGAGTAAATCTCCATTCCTTCGTCAGTTTTAAACCAGGCGGCTAAAGCTGAGTAAGGGTGCTCATCAAATGGAACATTCATTAGTTTTCTATCGTTAGAACCCCAACTAAATGTTCTTTGATCAGAAGATAATTTTATTATCCCCATTTCCGTTGCTTTGATACCAAAGTTTCTAAGTTGAACATTATCATCATTTACTAGATCTAAGAATAACCCTGGGTTTCTCTTAGCATATAATAGTAAATCTCTTTTAAGTTCCTTAGAACTCATCTTAGATACTTTAGAACCTAATTCTACACGCATAACTGCTTCAGCCATATCTATGTCTAAACTTTGAGCAGCATTTAACGCTTCGATTTCTATTTCTATATTTTCAACCTCACTAGCAGCTTCTCGTTCTGGTAAACGCTCTGCAAATAACGAACCATTGTGTGGGTGGTATAATGATAAAAGTTTTTGTAAAACTGTTTTGTTTTTAGGTACAAATAATGCTCCATTCTCAAACACTATGTGCTCTAATCGTTGGTCACCTTGCATTTCGTCTACAAAAGGTGTTCTTTGATTAGATGTATATTTTAACTCTCTTTCATACCCTAATTCTTCATCGAAATAATAAATATTTGATGATCTTATAGTGTAAGTTAAAGGAGACATATTGTTTTTTAAATAATACATTCTATCTTTAATTTCCCAAGTTGGTTTTTTAGATTCAACTTTTTTAGGTTTTGGTGTTTCAACAACTGGTGTTTCAACAACAGGTACTTCTACCTCTTTTTTTGTTTTTTGTTTTTTTGCCATAATATAATATATAATAAAATTAATAAAAATAAAAGGGAGTGGAGACTAAGCTCCACCCTCTTTTAATATAATAAATGCTTACTTCAATAACATAAAGTTATTAGCACCTTGTACAACTAAACATCTTTCAGATAAATAGTGCATTTCCATCGCATCTAAATCAGATGTAGTAGCCCCAACAGAACCAGTAACCCAAGTCTTCATTTTTCTAGACTCAGTTTGAGAAGCTCTATAACGAACATGTAAGAAAGGACGTTTCATGTTCTTACCTAAAACCTCATCATAAACTGAAGATACACCAGCAGGAACAACAACACCTCTAATTGCGTTAACAGTGTCATTTAAACCACCTCTAGTACCTTTGTCGTTTAGATATTTCCAATCAGTTTTATAGAAGTCATAAGAACCTCTTCTGAATCCAGAGAAACCTAAATTAAGCGCCATATCTTCTGAGTTATTGAATACTCCGTAAGAAGTACCACCAGCACCGTAAGAATTCATTGAAGCTAGCATGTCATCAATTGCTAAAGCAGTAGATCTATCTACAAACAACATGTTTTCTTCAATTGCACCATTAGCATCAAACTTAGCTAACATAGCGTCAAATTCTGCTAAATCAGTAGCAGCGTTAACACCAGTAACACCAGTAGCAACGTGACCTCTAGTAGTAATAGCTGAGAATAAACCTTCAGTACCAGGTCCAGCATCACCAGAACCATCACCAAGACCACCCGTAGCATCGTCAATAGTAGATCCAGTTAATGCTTTTTCAGCTTCAACCATAGACATCTCTAAGTAATCAGAGAAACGAGTTCTAGTTTCAGCTTCAGCTTTCATATACCAGTAGTAACCATTTTGTCCCTCTTCACCACTTACTTCAACCCAACCAATTTGAGCAGCATCAGATCCTGATACTTCATACATATCTTTTAAGATAATTGGCTTGTTTGAGTGTGATTTGAAAGATGGTTTGTTAGCAGTAGCTCTACCATTAGTACCTTTCGCACGCTCAGAACCATAAACCATAATTCTAAATGCTTCATCAGTGGTATCGTCAGTTAAACCAGCAGCATCACAATCAGCAGCGCCATAAGGTAAAACTGTAATACTATTAGTAGTAGTACTAACAACACTAACATAACCTTTTATAGTAGCATTAGATTGTGTGATAACAACTGTATCACCTAAACGAACACCATGATTTCCAGCAGCTGGTGCATTTCCATCCATGTCTTTAATAATAGTAAAGATATTGTCAGATGTATCACCTTCACCACCACCCACAGTGTTTTCACACGAAGCAGTATACGTAAGATGTAATCTTCCTTGTTCAGACCATACTACTCTATCAGCAGACATAGCCTCTTCCGCACTAACTTGAGCTAAAAAACCAGAGATACTTCTATTTCCATAGATCTCTGCTTCTTTTTCCATCAAGTCAGGCAGGTATTGCTGTCTCCAGTCATTCGTAGAGCCAGTAAAATCGATATAATTGGACACAAGAGCTGCTCTAACCGGAGAGGCTGCAGCACCTGAAGTTCCACTTGAAATTGCCATAATTTTTAATTTTTAAATTGTTATTTTCTTTTTTTAATTCGTAACTTAAGATCATTAGCGTCATCACCCAGCACTTTAAACTTTAAACCACCCGCTTCAATTTTCCCATGAGCTTGTCTTGGATTCATATTCACGTTTTTGGCTTTAGCAACACTATCTTTCATAGCGTCAGCTTTTCCTTGTTCATAAAAGTGTTTTGCAACAGCATCTGCGTTCATTGCTGTATATAGAGATTTATGATAACCCTTAGCATCTGTTAAAGCAGAGTTCTTATCCAAAAACTTTTTGGTGAAATTGCTTATATCGCTCTGAGTGTTTTTAACCTCTTCAGCATTGTTTACATTAAACCTGTATTTTTTATCACCGACGTTATATTCAAAACCTTTGAACTTGTCGTTAAAAACTTGATTAGTTTTTTGTGTAAAAATATCAGAGTTCTTTTTAACTGTCTTTTGATTTGCTTCTGACTCTTTGTTGTACCTATTAAAGAAATCTACAGCTTTTTGTTGCTCACCCGTAAGTTTGCTTCCAGCTTTAATTTCTTCATAGTATCTGGACTTTTGCCCGTCCAAGTGGCTTTTAGCGTTGGCAACTTGCTCTTTTAACGCTAATTTTTTTCTTCGTATATCTCTTTCTTCGTCAACTTCTTCGTCGTAAGAGAATTGATCTTCCATAAGGAAGTTAATTTCTTCGTTGTTTAAGTGGGGTTTCGTTTGTTTGTAATATTCATACAATAGAGCTTGATCGTCTAATTTTGAATAATCTTGATTAAGCTTAACGTAATCACTTAAATCACCGCCAGTTTCTTCCATAAAGTCCATTAACTTTTGGATATTCTCTGGTAACGGCTTTCCGGTGGCCTCAGCCTCAGCAACAGCTTCTTCTATCTGTTCTTCCGCCTCAGCAACTTCTTCTTCAGTAGAATCTTCAGTGATTTCTTCTAGTACTGGAGTTTCTTGTGCTTCTGCTTCCGGCTGTACTTCTTCTTGTTCTTGTGTGGGCTCGGCATCTTTAGACTCTGCAACCACTCCGCTGTCGTCAGCGTTATCTTCTTTAGTTTCATTTTTTTCTTCTGGTTTTGGTGGTTTACTTAGATCTACTTTAATGACACCGTCATCTCCAGCAGATTCAAACTTACTTTCATCAACTTTCACCACGTTTTCATCACCTGGGTCCTGTTGGTTATTCTGTGTGGTCTCTTCGACCACTTGTTCATCTTTTTCTTCCATAATATAATATAATAATAATTAATAAATTCTAACTAGGGTCAAACGCCCCTAAATTAAATCCTCCGCCTAGTATATCATTACCTGCGGACTCAAAGTTTTTAGGTGGTTTACCACTATTTCTTTGTTCAATCATTTCTGATTGTTGTGTTGCTTGTATTTTTGTTCTTTCGTCTTTTCTATCTTCTTTTTGCTTTTCTCTATCTTTCATTCCATTAACTTCAACTCCCTTTAGTTGCATGTTGTATTGAAACTCTAAGGCCATTAATTCTTTTTTAAGCTCAGCCTCTTGTTGCATTTTTTGAGCATCAATTTGTGCTTTCATTTGTTCAAATTGAGCTTTGCCTTGAGCCAAGGCTTGTTCTTTTTGAACTTCGGTCTGCGCGGCTGCTTGAGCTGCCTGGGCATTAGACTGTGCTTGCGCTTGGATATTTTCCATTTGCAACTGTCTGTCCTTTTGTTCTTTCTTTTGTCTACGTATTTTTAACAATTGATTTGCTAGTTTGATGTTGCGTATTTCTCTAAGATCAATAGCATCTTCTAATTCTATGCTTTTTTGCTGTAAAGCCATCTGTATATTATTCTCAAGTACCGCCTTTTCCTCTTCGTCTGGCTGTAACTCTATAAATATACCAAAGTCATATAGATGTAACTGGGTCATCTCTTCTAATGTGGCCACGTTATGCGCTCCAATTGCTTGAATAAAAGCATTTCTAGTTGGTGAATATTCTATAATATCTGATATTCTAAGTGATAAACATTCTGCCGTCTCCGCTGTTAAATATAAACCAGCTTGTAATATATGTCTTGTTGCTGTGTTACTATTTGCAGCCGCTAATTTTTGAACACCAACTAAAGCATTTTTATCTGGCATACTACCATCTCTAGCTTCATTAAGTCCGGTCACATCTCTTATCATTTGCAAGTAGTAATTGTAATTACCAATAAGGGCTTGCATTTTGTTACCGCCACTACCAGATGTAATTTCTTGAATAGGAACTTTGCCTGGATTCATATCACCTTCAGAAGTAAATGATCTACCTATAACAGAACCTGTTTGAAAGAACATGTTTAAAGCTTCTTGCGGGTTGTAATTAGTTCCATTGCCTAAATCAACTTCTGCTAAACCGTCAGCGTCTAAATAAACACCATCTGGAACCATTCTTGACAGCACCTGCTGTAACTTTAAGTGTGTTAACTGAATCATATCGGCAAAACCAGTAATACGTTTTACTAATGAATCTATTTTACCGTTATACATTCTAGGCGCAACAATAGCGTAATTCATTTTTACTTTAGTAAAATCACTTTTAGGACGCATCATGTTTTTAGACATTTCCCACCTAAGCAATTTATCAGTCCCCAATATCATAGCGCCTTCGTATAGACACTCTATAGATCGTAATATTTTACTAAAACCACCTTGCATACCACTTGGTGGGTTGAACGAGTCATCTTTAGATATAATTTTATCAGCGCCAGTACCTGTTTCTTTTACCTTATAAACTTCATTCATATAAGTTTTATAATTAAAATATAAAACCTGTATAGTGTTATTGTCTTCTTTATCTTCGCTATATCTTGAGTTGTAGTTTGATCTATTGTAAGATTTATTTTTCATTATATCCTCAAGGTCGCTTTCTGTTAAATGAGGAAATTGTTTTGCTAGTTCATTTACAGGGATAGATTTAACCTCACCAACATAATATATGTCATCAAAATAAGGAGAATCGGTGTAAGAATACACTAAGTTCGCAGGGTCAACATAATCTATAGTCACACCTTCAGATGTGTTAAAACAAGTTTTTACAGCACCAATACCTAACACCGTCAAGTCGTGGTAGAATCTTTTTTTAGTTAGTTCATACTTATTGCCCTCAAAAAGAACACTTAAAGCTTGTTCTTCTGCTAATTCAACAGCCTGCTTATAGTTTAGCTGCATATGTATGCCTAACTCTTCATTTGATTCTGGTAAATCTTCATTAGCTATATCGGTTTCTTTCATATTCACGTTAAACCTAGACTCAACCTCTTGATTGAACTCTCTCATTTCCATATCACTCAATATAGCCTCCATATATTTAGTTCTTTTCTCTACCCCATTTGGAGATTGAGAAAACGCTTTTATATCATATGTTCTTTCTGCAATACCGTTTACAACTATATCTACAAACTTTGAAATAATTGGCACAGGCTTCCAATCTAAATTAAGATAGGACAAATCACCATTTATAGATAACTCATCCTTATATTTTTGAACTGATTGCTCGCCTCTAGCGTACAACCTTAAACTATGAAAGTTATTTTGGTTAGACTTATAACGATTCGTATTCCTATCATCATTAAACCATTCTTGCTCTATAGCTTTACCAACTTTTAAACCATATTCATAGCTCAACTTCTCAGCATCATTTACGGTTTGACTTGGAAAATAACTTTTTATGCCAGACTCTGCCATATATTTATTTTATTATTCGTGAATTAGTTCCAGTATTACTATACTTGGATATATTTATATTTAGTTTTGGTTTTTCAACCTTTGCATTTGGTGCATATAAATGCCTATTATTAGCCATAATAGCTAAACCAGAACTTATAGATGCATCAAATTTCGTTCTTTTGTTTATATCAAATTTACTCCAATCATTTAGTAGTTCATTGAAATATAAATCTCCAAACGTTCCATCTTGTTTCATGCCAACGTGATCTTGAATATACATTTCAATCGCTGCTGCATGTGCTTGCTTTATATCTTCGCTAGAGTTAGGTATACCACCAACTTCTTTTTCTGCTACAGATAATTTATTCCATATTTTATCAGGTCGATTCATAGAGAAACCTCTATATCCTCTTCTTCTTAAATAGTATAACAATCTAGGTTTATTATTCTCTGCGAGTATTGGCATTCCATAAAATACTAATGCCATTAAAACATCTTCAAAGAATATTTCAGCCGTAGGTGGTCTTGATAAGTATTCTAAAAAGAAGCTATTCGCAGGAGCGTCCTCCATACTAAACCTGGTTAAGCCGTGTAATGCTCCTTTAGATCCTTCTCCATCTACGGTTCCTGATATATCATAAGAGTCACAACCAAATGCTCCCATGTGTTCATTACCAGGATATTTTACACCATTTTTTAAAACCACTCTATTTTGTATGCCAGAAGGTGGAACCCAGCTAACTTTAAATCTACCTTTTGGATCTGGATAGAATATCACTTGTGAATCTTTAATTCCATTTACCCACTGGAAGTTACCTTTAGTGATTCCCAAGGTTCTAGACATTTCTTCGTTATAATCTATTTGTTCATATATTTTAACGAGATTAAATATGCTATTTTTAGTTTCATCTCTAAACGCATGTTCAGTGGTTCTTGGGAACTGTCTATAGAATTCGTTTAAAGCATCTTGATCATCTTTTAAACCATCAGCTTCGTTTTGCCAATTATCTACAACTCCTATATCTATTAGTTCACCGTCTGGGGCAAACACATCTGTGTCAGGAGTAGTGAATACTGGAACTCCGTACTCGTCAATAAATCCTTCGTAGTTCCACTCCATTGGGATAAACAAAGAGTATAAACCAGACTTTGTTTGACCATTTCTATTTCGCTTAGTGACATCTGATGCATTGTATAGTTTTTTGAAGTTATCTCCACCTTTATCTAGGGCGTTGGAAGTTGACCCCATCATACATTTACCTATAATCCTACT